TGAACCCATCTTCTTCACCATCTACTTCAGCATGTTCTATTGTTACCATAGAAGATGTTGCATCTGTTGGAGAAAATAAAAAGGCAAGCTCTACATATCCAGTATTACTTGACCCTGTAACCCCAGTGTTGGATGCCACAGTTAGCCAACTAGGTAGACCAGTAATAATTGGTGAACCTGTCATTCCACTGCCATCAGTTGTAGCTGTATAATATATTGATTGATTGTTTTGGAATCTACTCCAATTTAATGCTGGAGGATCGCTAGTAACATTAAGACTACCAGTCGCCTCAGCTTCAGTTACTATAAAGAATGAAATAGTTGAAGAACCTCCGACGCTAGGTGTATTTGTATCTCTAACTGTAAATGTCAATTGACTTCCATCAACGGCCAGCGTAGGTGTACCTACTAATTGAAATCTATCATCTGTTCCATTTCCTAAAACAACGGATAAGCTAGAACCAAAATCATATCCAGTACTAATTGCAGCTACAATAGTTAAATTAACTACTGAACCTGGTTGTGCATCACTAGAAATAGATGTAGCACCTAATGTAGGTGTAGCTCCCGCTAATCCAGCTGCATTAATGGTCCATGGGTTAGAAGGTACACTAGGAACAAAACCAACATCTGGTCCTCTTGTGTCATCAACATCACCAATATAACTATAAGGGCTATTGCTAGGTGTTGGGTTTGGTGTATTGCCACCACCCACGTCGCCGTCACCAATGAATACGTCTTCTCGATTTGTGTTGTCGTTTAAACCATCTGCACTATCATTATCCCAACTATCATCATAGGGTGTGTCAAATGGAGCAAAGCCCATAACAGTAGCTCCACCATCATCGGCTTCTTCTATGCTCGTTAGAGTATAATATGGGTCTAACAAGTATACAGTTGTCACTGCGTCAGCAACCGGAGTTCCATCTGCGTTTGCATCAATATCACCATCTTCTATATCTAATGTATTGTTTACTGGAGAACCATCTATATCAGCATCTATTATATCAAAACCAAAACCAATAGTATTAGGAACAGATTCTCCACATGTTGTACATAATTCTCTCCATTCTCCAACACCAGCGTTAGCATAATAAACTTCAGTAATATCTAATTGTGTATTAAAATATATCATACCTGGAGTTGGGTTTGAAGGTCTTTGACCAGTGGTGCCATTAGGTAATAAAACATATCCTTTAAATTCTGAATTTATATCAACATCTAAAACTCCAGAACCTAATGTTTTAAATTTAATATTTGTATCGTTTAATGATTCGAGTGTAATAGCATTACCTCTAATATCAAATGTAGATGAATTAGCTTGTAAATAAACTTTATCTACATTTAGTTTAAGCGCAATGTTTTGACTACCGAAATCATTTTGAATAGCAAATTCTGAAAAAATACCATCATCAGTAGATGTGACTACCACATTACCGTTATTTAATTCATTGTGCCAAAGTTTAATATAATTATCAAATATACCGCTTTTAGAAATAGTTAATTTAGCGTTAGTTGTTATATCACCTTCAGTAGATTCTTCTGTAAAAGAATCATCCCCCAACCAAACAATAGGACTATATCCTGCACCTAAAACCTTGGGTTTTAATATATTGTAAGAATCTATAGTTGTAGAACTATCGCCGTCTATATCTACATTAATAGAATACCATGGACTGTCTGTTGCGCCTGCAGCTCCTTTAAGACCTTGAGGTCCTAAATCACCCTTTTCACCTTTTTGACCAGTTTCTCCAGGTAAACCTTGTGCACCTTTAAATCCTCTGGGCCCTTGAGGTCCACCGCCATGTGCCAAAATTTGATCGAAGTTATAGTTAATTTTTTCAAACTTGATAGAATCTGAATCACTTGGATGTAGTATTTCTTGAATATTAATTGCCATCTTATGACTTTATTTTTAACATAGTTTTGATATCATATGAATATCCTCTTCTTTTATTATATATCAACCTAAAATTCATAGGCTTCTGCTTGTGTTGTTTATATCTAAACGAATTATCTTTGTTAAAACCTCCAACAGTAAGTTGATCGACACTTTCAGCATTTATTAATTCAGAGTTACTACCTTTTTTCTTCTTAATAAACAACTGTATAGCATCAATAATATATTGTCCTAATAAATTATTTTTAACATAAAGTAATGCATCATCATCTAAAGTAGTCTTATCACCAGCTGAGTTTTGAGGAGTAACATATTTTGAAATAGCGTTTAATACACCATCTTCACTAATAACTCTTTTTAAAACGTCTAATGTGTAAAAGTCAATAATAATAAATCTTTCACCTTCATAAATAACCGTTTCAGTTTTATTAGTATTGTTTTTTAGAATATCATCTAATTCTTTCTGAGTTTTTACATAAGAAGTTGTATACGACGTTAATGTATAACCATCTTTAGGCTTCATAATTGTCGAAGCCATATATGACCTTTCTTCATTTGTATCTATTGTTCCAGGTAAATTTTCAAAATTATTACCCTTTAAAGACCTAGTATAATAATTAGCATCCCAAGAGGACCTAAACACATTAACATCTTTTTTATCAATTGCTATTTCACCTATTAATGGATAAAGTGGTAATTTTTCGGTAGATACAGAAAGTTTAGTTACACCCAATGGATTAATTTCGTTTACTTTATGATAGAAATGATTTTTAATCATTCCCCAATCAGAATCATATTGATTTTTATCTTGAATGAATCCTAAATTAAATGTGGTTCCACATCTATTATATTTTTTATAGTAAAACTTGGCTAAGTTAAGTTCCTCTACATCTGTAAGACTATGTTTGTAAAGAGACTCTTCTAAATTCAATTCTCTTGAATCAATTGTGCTTTGAATTCTATTAGTTTTAAAGTGAGTATACATGTCTGTAAATGTAACAACTGGTTTTAAATCAACAGTGTAATTACCATTGTGTCTCACTAAGAATGGATAGTAATCTACTTCATTTGATTCTACTAAATTAAATCCAATATTACCTTTAGATAATTTAAAGGATTTTGGTTTATCATCATCTTCTTCAATCTTAATATTTGCAAACTTAGCAAATTCTTTTCCATCTGAAAACCTTAATACAAATTTATTTTCTAAGACTTGACCATCTTCTTCAATTGTAACATATTTAATCTCTTCACTATCACTATTCAGTAATTCAGTAAAATTACCTATAGAAAGCTTATTCAATAACACCTCGTGCATATTTGAACCACCGTCTACATATTCATAAGATGCGGTAAGTTGTAAACTATTTGGTAAAAATTCAACATCTAATATATCGTTAGGGTCATTTACGTTTACTGGCTTTCCAGCAACTTTTATTTGAGTTGGGCTTTCTACTTCAACAACAGACATTTTGTAAATAGTATTACCAGGTGTGTTAGGATATAAGTCTATTAATATATCACCGTATAAACCTTCGTCATTTACTGCAATTTGTGTTTCGTAATTAGGCACAGTACCACTTACATGTGTTAAACCATCTAGTGTATATGGTCCAGTATTTGCACTCCAATCCGCTGAATTAAAATCAAACGCCCCGCCAAAAGATGTGTTTGCATAAATATAATCTTGTTGGTTAGAATCATATACTATTTTATGCTTTAATTCATATAAAAGTTTTCTATTAAAATTATCTTCTATCCAGAAATCACTAATATTTAAATTAATAAATACGAGAACAAAACCAAATTTTTTGTTTTGAATAATTTCATATTCTACACTATTTAACTCAACGTCAGTATTGTGTTTTAACAAAACACTAAATTTATATCCGTTAAACTCAGAATCTTTTACAAAATCTGAAGTATTTTCATCTGACTTTCTCTTTTTAAATTCTACATTTATACCTTTAAAAATAGTGTTTGCAAAAGAAACGTCATTACCATCATTAACAATAGAGTATTTCTTTCTTAATTCAGTTTTAAAGAATGTATTGATTTCACCTTCTAATCTAAGTAAATCACTTTCACTAACACCTTCTGTTCCATAAAGTTCTAAGTAATCTTCTCTTGTCAAAGTTTTTTCAAAACCATCTGAAATCATAAATCTATCAAAATAATCAAACTGCGTAGATTTAAATAGTTCAGGTGTTAATTCAAACCCTTCAACAAAGTTTACATAGCTAAAAGTATCATTTAATTCATTATATTTAACATACTTAGGCATCTTATCTAAATAAAACCATTCGTGCGTCATGTTATCTCTATCTCTGTCTTCTGCAGTTAGATCTGGAGAAAAATTAGTTACACCAAATGCTTCGTTAGCATTTAAATAATATGGGTTTTCTCTAACAGTTAACGCATCCTTTAAAACCCATTTGTTAATATTAGGAACTATTCTAGAATTTATTGCAAATTCTTTTAAATAATTTTCTTGTAATCTATCAAACTCTGATTTAATTTTAGTAGGAATTTCATCTTCAGATTTTTCATCTTCTAATATAGGAGATAAGTTTGTAAAATAATCATCCGGGTTTAATCCAAATGCATCATTCATAATAGTCGAAGCATCTAATTCTGTAGTTGGTTGTCCAGTAATAGCATCTATAGAATTAACAGCATTTTCATACGGTTCATATAAAATTCTATCTCTGGTTTCTAAGTTTAATTCTTTTAATTCAGAATTTGAAGTATCATAGAAATCAAAATTCATATCATATATGTTATATGCAGAGAACAATCCTATTTTAACATTTTGTTCATTAAAAACAATAGCATCTCCATTACTAATAGTATTTCTATCTTCTAAAATAATTTTAGAATATTCAGAAGAAGGTGTTTCAATATCTTCTACAATATCGATCACCTTATTGTAAATACCATTATAGTTGGTCTCTATATAATCATCTACCTGTATTTCACTAACAGTTTCGTTGGTAACAAACACTGATTTTCCAGGAGAATTGCCACCATTTAAGAAATATGGAACCCAGATATCTAAAACAGTTAGATTATCAGATTGAGTCCATAACTCTCTTTTTCTTAACGCTAATAATTTTCCATCTACATCTAAATTATCTGAAGAGATAAAATTAGAAACGTTACTTCTTTTAATTAATAAAGTTTGTTGTAATAGTTTGTAACCGGGAATGTCATTTTTTATATAAACCTGCGAGCCTACACTCCATGCTTCAAATTTATTTTCTTCATAGTTGTTAATAACATTAGCAATAGCGGCTGCAACCTCGCTTAAAGTCCCTTGATTTGAGAATTTTTTACCATCTATTTTTCCTGGGTCTAGACTATATGTTGCGGTAAATGTGTTATTTGCTAGATTTACATTAGATTGTATTTGATCGACTTTTAATATATTACCTACAGTTCCAGACACTTGAATATCTAATTCACCTAAATTAGCCTTCTTTTCAGTTAAATAAAATGATTTTTTACCCTCTTCAAAACCTAATTCTAAAACATCTTTTAAATAATCACTTGCAATTTTAAGCGAAATCTCATTCATAGTATCTTCCCAAGTAGGTTGAGTTGTAAACGATATTGCATATGATTTTCCACCATCTGTCATTGAAAGTGTAATATTTTCATTGGGCACAAATTTAATAAATGTAAATTTGTATGCCTCTTCTCTAGAATCTACTATTGCAAAAGAATCATTTGTAAACGGATTTTCAACTATGTCTAATTTAATAAAATCACACCCAGCATCTTCATTAGATTCTAGTTCTACGACTCTATTTGTTTTTTTAATACCTATTTTTTCAGAAACGACTTGACTTGTGTTGTCTATTAATACCTCTTTTAAATTAGTATCGTAAAAACTTTTATTACTTATTTTGTAATATGTATCGTTTATGTTAATATAACCCAACGTAGGTGTCTGAGTCATTTGTTTATTAGATGGAATTGCTGATGAAGGATTATTAGTGTCGATGTACGAATTTAATGTAGAAAATCTTACAATATTATTTGTAATTCTATTAATTTCACCATCTCCAGAATCAATATCGTCTACATATAAACCAAAATATCTATTAATACCATAATCACTAGCATTATCATCATCGAATAAAAACTCTAAATTAATTAAATTAGCGCATGCAATATTGTTTCTTTTAAAACCATCTGTAACTAAATCATTTGCCTCTATTAATGGTTTATCTTGTAAAACAAAGTCTTTGTGTAAGAATTCACCTTTACTTGTAAATCCTCCTTTTTTAACATCTATTCCATTGAAGAAAGACTGTTCTCCTTTTTCAAATGAGAATGTTAATGGACTTTTAGGGAATGTTTCTTGTTGAACGTGATTTCTTATGTATTTACCAATATTAGAATTGCTTGTTAAATCAAACGTTTTGATTATTTCAGAATTTTTAATAATCTCATTTATCATTCCTAATTTACCACTTGCATCGTCTTTAAAATCTATGGAGCCACTTGGGCTAGTTGTTCTAAAGATGACAAATTTCTTTGGCACATTATTGTCTATCCAAATAGGAGCAAACATTCTTAAATTTTCTCCGTGTAATTTTGAATAGTTGTATGTAGTACCGTAATGATAATCTTCTTCGATTTGCTTATTATATGAATCTAAAACAGCAACATCAGAATCTGACCTTTTAGTATTGTACATGATTTCATTAGTTGTTGGATTCTTTTTAAAGAAAGATGCAACATCAAATGCATAATCACCTTCTGGTGAAACCGGGAATTTTTTATATCTAACATCTGAAAGTGTTCTATCGGCATTGATACTCTCTAAGTATAATGAATCTCTAGAATTCACAACTAATTTAACGTTAGTAGATAATTTAGGATTAGTTCTTAATAGCGGTTTAGAAACATCGTCTAAATTATAGTTTTTCTCTATATCAAAATTAGGACCATTTGAGTTTAAAATATAATCTGGTAAAATAGGAAAGTTATATTCTCCAGTTGTATTACCGTCTACACACATTTCACATTGATCGAGATCGCCTTCTATTAAAAGAGGATTATATGTGTTAATTGTATTTTCGCTTGAAAATCCCAAGTCAACTCCATTAACTTCTAAAACTCTATATTCGCCATCTATGCCATATGGCTCTATGCCATTGATTAATTTATTTACAGCGTCTGTAGAATTCTCTGCAACTATTTTATGTTTAAATTGTAAGCAAGAAGTAGAGCCACTATCGAAAGAAAATCTAAACGCACCATTTTCAGGTGTAGATTTGTTTCCAGATCCATCAATCGCGATTGCATCTACAAACTCTTTAATATGTGAAGTAGTGTCATTATCATATTCATGTAAACCATCTACAACATAAACTGGCCAATAGTAATCAGTATCATCTAAAAGAGGTTCACATGCTAAGAATGCATAATAAACATTTTTCTCTAGTATTGAATTATTAGGAGGCATGTTAACAAACATTTTTCCATCTCCAATAGTTTCACTAGGCTCTAAGTTAACACATTCACCATAATTAGTTGCAGCTTGACCTAAACACAAATTGCCTTGACCTGTAAACCCATACCATTGGTAATTTGAACCATCGCCCTCATTTTGCCAAACTAAATATGCAGTTTCACCGTGGCCAACAATATTACTTTCGTATAAATCATCTATTTCTTCTTGATTAGCGCCTTCTTCAGATTTATAGATAGCAATATTATGTTGAGCTATTTCTAATAATGTAAAAGCGGGTAGACCATTATCTACGTCCTCTTGATTTGCTCTATACCAAATATCAACTGGATTTTTAGTGCTATTACAAAATTCCCATGGAGTTTCAATGTTGTTAACTGATAATGTAGACGGTGTAGTATTATCAACTTGCCTTGCTACATAATTTATTGGAGTTGGACACTCAAACAAATAGTTTCCAGCAGAAGCATTATATTGCCAATTATTAGTAGTTCCTGTTTTAACATATATTGAATTGATAGAATTTGCATAAATACCTGCAGGGATTAATCCAACTAATTCGTTATTTAAGCCTGCAACATATTCATCGACATCTGTATCTGATGTAAATAATTTAAATGAAGCATCTATTGTTGCAAGATTTACTAAATCTTCTACAGTGGCATTATCGCTTAAGCCTCCATTATCTACATTAGGATAATAAACAACCACAGATTCTACCAAACCGTCACAGTATTGTGTATTACCCGAAGCATATATTAATTGTGAATTTGAACTTTGATTTGGTGGTGCAGCACAAGGTGCAACACTATTAATACTACCAGCTGGAGACACACCTAATATGATTGGGTTATCAGTTGGGTTTATTACAACAGATATTAATGGATTTTGAGTATTTGTTGTAGCTAAATCAGTTAGTTCTTGGTCATTGTAAATTTGCATATCTTGCGATATGTCATTTAGCGATGAAACCAAGAGAGAACTCATATAGTATGTTTGTGACCTTGGTAATTCACAAACAGTGTTTGTCGACCCATCAAATGCACTTCCTTCTAAAGCTACGTAGGCTAATTCTAAGACTTCAACTGTAACCAGCTGAGAAACAGAATCTTCACCATCAGAGACTATAACATCAAATGTGTCTATGCCGCTAAAGTTTAATGCTGGTGTATACGCATATGATGCGCCATTAATAGAAACTGTACCGTTGGCTGGCGTAGTAGACGTATAACTAAGCGTACTCGGGCCACTGTTTGCGTTGTTGTCAGGGTCAGAAGCATCTACTGTAAAAGAATATGTCGTACTTTGATTACATATTCCACTTTCAAAACTCGATCCGTTTGAAATTACAGGTGGAACGTTAGGTATAGCGCCTATGTTAAAAGTAATTTGACCAGTGTCAGATTGGTTACTATCATCTGTTGCTGTATATTGAACCACATCAGATTGATTTGCAACACCGACGTTTGGTTGATAAGTTGCACTGAGACCACTTTGATTTATTATATTTCCAAGACTAGCTCCACTTGTAATGTTTATTGTTACTGTACCATTATCCGAAACGTCAAATGTAAATGGAGTGTCAGTTTGATATGCAACAGAAATTTGTTGATTATTGTTAGCCACTGGTGGACCATCTACACTCGTATCAGAAATAGTAATAGAAGCATTGTCTTTTTCTACGCCATCTTCTAAAAACTTTATAGTAAGAGTTTCGTCACCTTCACTAACTGAAGAATCTGCAACGATAGGAATATTTAACGTAAATGAACCAGAGCTAAGTGTGACATTTCCACTTAATGGTCCAGTAATATCAGCAGCATCTATGCCTGAAATTTCATAAGTTAAATTAGTATTTAATGTATTACTAGTAAAAGTTGCTGTAGCAGTGCCACCTTCATTAACTGTGCCACTTGGAAACGTAACATTCCATGTTAAAGCACCTACAGTAACATATCTTATTTGCTCAACTGCTGCATTTCCCGCAGCATCATCAACATTATATTTAACCTCATAATTACCAGGTGTATTAATATTAACTAAATTATTAACATTCACATTGCTGGTTAAATCTCCGTCTACGTCATCTACAGCCGCATATCCAGGTTCAACATATGATTGTCCTTGTAATATAATATATGGATTAGCCGAGTCTAAGCCTGGTGCAACTAATGTAATAACAGGTGCATCAGTATCTGGTGCAGGTTCAACGGTAACCACTCTAGTTTGTGTTGCATCTGTTGTTTGTCCAGCAGTATCTGTTGCAGTAAATGTAAGGGTGTAAGTACCGATTGTGGTAATATCAAGAGCTGGAGCAAATGTGACCCCTACTGTGCCACCTTCTGGGTCAGTTGTAGTTATACCATTAGCAAGGGGATCGTACGAAGTGTTAACTTCAACGGTTTCCGTTGCAATTGAATTAACTATAGTTGGCGGTTGATTTTGCTCAAGTTCTAAAACCTCTCCTGCAGCACCAATTCTATATGCATATAAAAGGTCACTGGTAGCCCACCAAGAATCCCCACCATCGAATGGAACATTACTATTACCTCCAGTGCCGTCGTCGTTATACAAAATAGTACCAACTCCTACTACAGAATCAGTGTAATGCTTTACAACCGTTGCTACGTTACCTGAAAGTAGAGCAGCATTTGCTGTGCCATACCCAGTATTAATTAATGTAATTTGTGCCATTCAATCAAAATCTTATTATACAGAGAAATTCTCTGATTATATATCTAAGATTCTTTGCTGATATCTGATTAACGTCTAATCAATCTTGCAGCTCTAATTGAATTTAAGCTTTTTCCTTTCGATCTGTATTTTGCAAACACTTCTAAATCAAATGAGAATTGTTCGTCGTACTTGTCAAAAATGTCTAATCCAATTTTCTTAGTATAAGTTAGGTTAGGGAAAGTTAATTTAGCTTGACCACCGATTCTACCTCTATCTTGTGTTGCATTATTTCCATAATAATCAGTCATTCTATATTGGAAAACGATATCAACTGAAAGGCCATTAGATGTGTCCTGTGAAGCAACTCTACCTTTTATTTGTTTTCTACTTTGCTTAGTATCACCATCGACAGAAAGAGTATTTAAGTTAATAGGAGAAAGGTATAAAAATGCACCAACAGATTTACCACCTAATAAAAACTGGTCATTAACATCAAATGACATTTTAAACGATCTTTCCACCTCTCCGTTTTGAATTTCGTCATGGTCAAGTACTCTATAGCCTAATTGTTTTTTAGCTTGAATAGAAGTAGTTGCTGTAGTAAAGAAACTCGAACCGATAGGGTTAAATAAAGGATTTGTATAAAGTGATGTTCCTGTAAACCAGAATGAAGTTCCAGTCGCATATGTTGCAGAAATAGGCATCGTATATATAGCGTTGTTTACCGTTTCTTGCAGGTTAGTTTTTTGCTCGGCTTCTGTAACAGCGCTCGGATTACTTGCATTTTCTTGTACATCGTTATATAAGTTAGCTAGATCTGGGTGGTCTTTATGTAAGAATATACCATTGTTATATTTAATGGCACCAATTCTACTGATTGAACAGACATCAATTAATGCAGGTTCAAGTTCAGTTGCAGAGAGATTAGCATTTCCACTACCACCTGCTGCGTTTCTTCCAAATGTTCCTGCCCAAATAAAATTTGTTGATGTAGCATTTCCGTCTACTTGTAATAAATTAGAACTTCCATCTATTCCACTTTCAAAATTATCTTCATTAAATTTAGCATAATCTAAATTAAACTCATATGATTCTAAATTTAGATTGTCATTACCAATTAATGGTTCAGTACAATATAGTGGATATCTATTGGCAACGTCCATATATCTAGAGTAAACAAATTGACCTCTTCTTTGTGCACTTTGATAAGGTGCTTCGTCCAAGTTATCTAAGCTAGAAATTTGATTTCCGCTAAGACTTTGATACTGAACAGGAGCAACGTCATATCTACCTTCAGAGGTATAATATGAATCTGAGCTAATCTTGTTATCTGTGTTACCAACGCCTTGGTCGTTCTTTTGTATACCAAAGAAGTTTGTAGATACAGTATCACCAGAAGCTGACGATCTATGTGCTGGTGAAGTTCTATCACCAGTTAATCTAGAAATTAATTCTAGTTTAGTAGCTTTTGTATTTTCTAAGATTAATTTATATGTCTTAGTTACAATATGACCTTTTTTAATAGAAAGTTCTGCAACTTCATTTACATAATAACCCGCAAATATTTGATTAGTTGTGTCTTTCTTAATAACAGTAACTGTACCGTCTTCGTCTTGTAGTTTAACAATAAGTTCACCAACTTCAACCTCAACTGTACCTTTTAGTTCTGCAATTTGTGCTTCTAATTGAGCAATCTTGTCATAAACTGAAATAGGTTTTTGTTCTGGCGATAAGAATCCAGACGCAATACCAGTTGCTGAGTGTGCCCAATATTTTTCATTTGCACTAAATGAGTCGTTGATGTGACTGTAAACACCCTTTGAAGCTAATTCTTCAGCTATTTTTACTTTAGCTAATTCAGCAGTATTTTGTTGTACAAGATTTTCTAAATCAGTAGTATCGATTTCAGCCTCAGGAAAATCAATAGTGATAGGTTCTGACCAATCTGATTCTATTGCGTTTGAAGGATATCCAGCTTCAGAAATAGATTTAACTCTAATTTCAACTAATTCACCTTCTCTAATAGCAATATCTAATTGATTAAAATTAACTTCTTGACCGTCTTCGACTTTACTATCTTTCCACTCAAATTTACCAGTAATAGAATTTCTTTTTCTATCTCTAACTTTAGTTGTTTTTTCATTCCAGTTTGAGAAGACTGCTGTTTTTTCTCTAGTACCTTCAGTGAATGGCAATTGAACTGCATCGGCAGCCTCACCACTTGTAGAAAGATATCTATATTGAATTTTAAATTTAACTATTTTTTGGTCTGCTGTGTCAGCCACTTTTTTTGGTGTTGGCACAGTCCAAAATCCTCTAACTCTATATTTAGGTTTAACTTTTGAAGCATCGGTTGAAGCAGAAAGGCTTTGAACTTGATTTACAACACTATTATATAAATTAGTTTCATTTGTTCTCTCTTCAATTAAAGATGCTAGTTCGTTTTTGTCCTTATCTCTTTGTACATTAGACTCATATTTCTTAGTTGAAATTTCTGACCTTTTTTTAGAAATAGTTTCGTCTAACTTTTTAATGTTTTCGTCAACCGCTGTTTTATCAGAAGATAATTTAGTTATTTTATCTTTAACGTTGTTAGCACTAACATGTCTATTAATTTGTACTACTTTAAAATTAGAAGTATCTAATGTAGGTGCATCGGGTGTTACACCAACTGTAGCTGGTGGAATAGAATCTTCTTTTAACGCCTGAATAAACTGACCGAAATCAGCCACTTCTTCTTTGTAATAATCATCTAATCTAATAGAAGCACCATCTTCTTGTAAAAGAGTTAATTCGTTTGTATATAAACCAAAACCAGGTGACCAGTTTTCTGCAAGTATTTTAGAATCAGGGTCAATTGCTTTAAAGAACACTAAAATTCTTTCGTTAAACCCAACATTAATATCAATGTTTAAATTTTTAGCATTTGGTTTGTAAACTGAAAGTTGATTTACCCCTATTTTTATAGATTCATAACCTTCAACTAATTCTAATTCAACCTCATTTGTTGAACCGTCTAGTTTTACAATTTTATATCTTGTGTTTTTAGAACCACCGTTTATCGTAAGTTCATCTCCAATTTTTAATAATTCTGTGTCGTTAAGTTCTTTCTTAGAGTCACTATATGTTAGTTTATCTAGTGCAAATCTTTTGATCGATCTTTTAACTGTAACACCTTCTTTTAAAACATCTCTTTTTGCTGTAGATATTTTTAAGACATCAAATTTACCAACAAATTGTTGACTTCTATAAGGCATATCTCTTACCTCTTCGTCAATGATGTAAGTTAAATTATTATTTACAATATCTCTAAGCGCTTGAAAATAATTTACACTTTCTTTGTTCTTAAAGTTATTATTAAAATATTCTACAGTTGGTTCGTTAGTAGAATTAAAAATAATTCTTTTAACTAAAACTCTTTCGGTCTCATTTGGAATTTGACCACCTACATTAATAGATGTTGTTAATAAAGGATTTAAGAAATCCTCAAAGAAATAGTTAGATTTAGTACCAAATGAAGTTGGTCTAACCACATTCGTAATATCATCAGCTGGCGTTTTTAAGCTAGAAGTAATTACTTTTTGAAAAGTTCCGTCAGGTAATTTAATTTTAGTACTACCTTGACCTAGACCTGAAAGCGCCTTAAGGTTATTACTTAATCTTTCTAACTCTGAGTGCATGTAGCCGAAAGAAGGTACAGTCACTGTTTTTGTGCCTCCTTCTTCAGTCAAAATTTCTAATGGAATGTTTTTCTCATTAGTAGTTACAGCTTCATTAATTCTTTCAAATGTTCTAAGTGCATTTGTATTAATCTCTAGAAGTCTAGTTAACGTATTTGAAATCGAGTTGTTTGTATTCATCTTATCTTAAAATGTCATATTCAAACGTATATGAAACAGGGTCAATACAGACAATTTCAATATACGGTTTAGTTGTAATCAGTTGTGTTGTGTCAATGTCAGCTATAATTTGTGTAAATCCAGAGGTCGATCCAGTCCAAATTTTAATATTATTTCCAGCCATATCGATTTGATCGAATGCTACCTTTAAAACTTGACCAGCTTCCCATGAATTTACTTTGTCATCTATGTATATATTCAAGTCACTATTAGGCGCAGTTGAAATTAATCCCTTTAAACTTAATCTATTAGAGTAGGATAATAAACTAGACCAGATAGCGTACTTATCTGAGCCTTCTCCAGTTGAACCAGCATCAAATTGTAAAATGTTAGATAGTTTAGCAGCGATCGCTTCACCAGCAATATTCCATAAATAAACATCGTTTATAGAATAACCTTCTACATCGTTGTTAATTTTTATTTTATTAGGAATCGATTTATCAACGCTAGTTCCCTTGCCATTAAAAATAACATCAGTGTTATATTGCAATTCAACAGGAATAGTTCCATCTATTAATTGATTAATTTTATTATGTGCCTTAGTAATTAATGCTAAAAGTGCATTTGAATCAGCAAGTTGAATAGATGCAGCTTCAAATTCTTCTTCTAAGTTTGTAATTTTATCAGATAATTCTGTTAGTTGTTTTGAGGAAAAAACTATGTTTTCAATTCCGTCTAATCTTTCTACTACTTTACCATATCTATTATTTGCCTGTAGCATTAAATCAGCAGCGTTCTCTAATGCAGTCGTAGTGTCCATAAACAAGTCCATTGAGAATGTTGTAAAATCATTTACACTTGTTTCTACGCCAACGTTATCTAAAGATGAATTAAATTTAAGATTTAATTTTAAAGAGAAAGCATTACCATTTAAACCTGTTACTTCGTTTGGTTTAAATTTAATTTGTTCATGTATTTTGGTTCCTGGACCATATGAATCTACAATGTCATCTAATATTAAAATACCATATAAGTTTGTAGCTCTATTTGCAGGTACAGATTGACTATAAATATCATAATAAACTAAAACTGCATTAAATCTAAATTGTTGACCTTTTTTAGCAAAATCTAATAGTGTTTTTGTTTTAGAGTCATTATTAATTTCTTCATATGCAGCTGAGTCAAAATCAATTTGGACAGAGTTTGTAGCATTTGTTTGAACATCGTAGTATGCTCCACTGTCTAAAGTATATGCATCAACAACTGCATTTAAATTAATATTTGGGTCTGGATGAGATTGTCCAGCTCTTCCCTCAACGTGGTCGTCTGCATAAATCTTTGTAGCAGCACAATTATACTCTGTGGGTTTAAATAGAACAGTCGGAGTGAAACCAACCGAAGTTGGTACGTTAATATACACCTCATGATAAGTGTTGCCCTGATAGTTTACATCGTTCTCTGCATCTATGCTACCTAAATACTTAACAACTCTATCATAATTAGTTCCACTTAAAACACCGTTATTATTTTCGGCATAATTACCCAACGTACTCTCGTTTGAATCCGTTGGTCTGAAATCTATAGCACCTAAAGACGATAACCATTTAAAGAAAATCTTCTCAGCATCAGATTGCAAGATAATCGGATCGTAGTCATCATCATTCAATAAAAGCTCTTCTAAATTAAGAGCATAATTTTGAAAAGTTTGTGCGAAATCAACATTAGGCATGCCTGCGACATAATCTTGACCAGAAGTTTGCTTAAGATTAAGTTCAAAGTCGATAGTATTAGAGCCGTTTACAGACTGAGTAAAATCAGGTAAATCCAATAAAGCGAATTTACTAAATTCAAAATTTAAATCAGAACTATTAAAGGCTCTAGTCATATCTTTCGCTGAAGAAGCGAATGCATACATAGTGCCACCTTGTGGCTGAGGTATTCTAACTAGAGGTGTTGCCATTTGTTAATTTTTATTTGTTTAAGCGATTGTACAAGCGTGTGAGCTAATAATATACCACACGTCGTTAAAACATCTTAAGGTTATAGTGGAATTAGCTGCATCTAATTTAATAGAAGTTGCTCCAATTGCAGCTCCAGCCTGTGGTAGAACATCTATCTCAGATGCACTTGTACTGATTAAAGTTATTTCTTGTCCATCAGTGGCTGTAGGTAAATTAAATGAGCTTTCTACAAAATAAGTGATTGCAGTTAAAGCTGTTGGCGCTGTAACTGTAGTTGGAATAGCCATAGAACCTACAACTCCACTTTTAACTAATGTACCACCAAGTGTGATAGCATTAGAAAATGAAGCGTCAGTTAGTGCTTGAATTCCACCTGCATTTGCTACGCTTAACAGATTGGTTGTTCCGCTAGAAACCGTTAACGATGTTGTAGTAACGCTAGAAACTCCAGATAAAGCCAATGTCGTTGGATTTAAAAGAGCCATAACCGAAGCTAGTTCATCATTTAGCAACTCAAAGTTAGTATTAATAGTTGGTCTAGACGCTGAAACTGAATCAGTTCCTAAAATTTCAATAATGTTTGCCATTTTTATTTCTTTATTTTACTTTTAACATGTTACGTTTTGCAACGTTTTTATTACCATATGTATCTTCCGTTTCCAACTCAATTGAGTAATACCCTGGTTGTTGGAATATGTACGTAAGCCACATATTATTATAGTATATATCCGTTATTTCTGGATTACTTATATTTTTTATTCTCCAAATTGGATTTTGCGATCCTGGGAATTTAGAAATGTCTGTAGAAATGGTCAAATGTGTCGATCTTTCTACTTCTGCATAATCTTTAAATACTCTTGTGTCATCCCAAGTTGGGTTGTAATGCTGTACGTGCACATCTCCTACAACTTCTGAATTAGAACCTGTATTTTCAGGTGTAATAGTCACACTTTCAAAATCATATGTTTTAGAATATTCTTTACCAGTTGCTAATAAAAATCTAAATACATCGTTTTGTACTGGTACACCATCAACATCTTCAAAAACAGGATTGTAATTAAATTTACTAATTATAGGGTCATCACTGTTATTTAATTCATCAGCAATTGCATTCCAACCATTTAAATCTAAGACACCTGTTGGGTCAGAAGAAGATATGGTATGTACACCTGTTTCAAAAGCTTGTGTAGTTGGATTTTTATGAGTAATAGTTAATATATCACCCTGTTCAATGTGATTTATTTTAAAACTAGATGTTAAATCTGGTCCAACTCTCATCGCATCCCACCAGTTGTGCTCTGTATCTTTCCACCTGAACTCACATGCATCCCATTGATATGGTCCCGTTGTTTCTGAAAAACCAGTTTCAGAATAAATATCAACATATCTTCTAACAGTAGAAAACCTTAAACCTTGGTCTTCTTCAAAATGAACGTAGTTTGCTCTATCAAGCGTTAAATAATATGTAGCAATGTCGTCTTCAATTTTTGTAAGATTATCCTGAGGTACATCCCAATATCCACCTGATTTTGACCATGCGTTTTTCTTTTCGTTCCAAGTATCGTTTTCTTTCCATTTGTAAATACCATAAAGCTCTAACTCTTTTAGCTTTACATCAAACATATTCTTAATTTTATAGTGAGACCTGTGACCAAATAAATCATATGTTCTCATTTCTACGTCGTAAGAATCAGCGTATGGTAAAGTTAATGGAATAGAAATATAGTCATCAATAGGTCCTCTAAAAGTTTGATTGTAACCTCTTTCTTTAGATGTAATTATCCATTCTATTTCATATACCCATGCTTTCCACCAATTTTCCCAAGAAATACCAGCATGTATTTGCTCTGTTCCATTTGGAATTGGATCTGGCCCTTGACCAAATCCTTTAGTATCTTCCCATGAAAATTCAGCTTCATCCCAAACATCATCAAAACTATCTCTACCATCTAATATAACTGGACACCCAATAGGAATCCCAGGGTTATATGAATTTAATTCTCTATTGTAATATGTTTCGTAAAACTTATTGTAAATCTTTTTTAATTCTAACCTTTGCTGTGGATTTAAATTACCTTCTTCTCCAAACTTCATATTTAAAAAAGTAGTATAATTACTAGTTAAATTGTTTTGGTCTAAAACCGATTTTAAAACCATCGAAGTGTCTTCTATATAAAGATTTCTATTTTCAGGTAAAACTTTAAATCTAATGTCATGTCCTTCACTAAAGAAACTAACTGGATTTTGATTATTCCAAACATTTAAATTTCTTTGCGTAAAGTAATCACCTTCAGCTGTAATATCGATGATTTTAGCCTTAAGAGGCATGTATTCTCTTTGTAACTTATTCTTAAGACCATATAATTTTATTAGAATTTCTTCAGGTGTATAATCAAAAGTTTCAGTAACATTTGGAATATCCCATTGATCGAAAGTTCCATTTGGTTCATTAAGTGTATAAACAAGACTAAACTTACTAGTTTTCTTCATTGTGTTTGAAGGCAACTTAAACTTAAGTCTTTTTCTAATTGCTTCTCCTCTTTTAGATGCGTTAGCAACCGGTACAGCAAATAATTTACCAAAGTTTTTATTATTACCGTCTACGTTTAACCAGTATTCTTTTAATGTTAATTTATTATAGCCATAAAAATCAATAGCATTTAATACTGCTTTATATGTTCCAACAAATGGCTTAATATTATGTAATTCTAAAAGTAATTCTTTTCTTTTAGCATTAAGTAATTGAAAGTCCGGCGACATTTCACTAATGTCATGGTCTTTAAACAACATAAAATCACTGTCTTCTAAAGCTGCACCAAAGTTTCTTAATAAAACCTTTAATCTTTCATCTTCACCAACTGTTTCCCCATAAAATACAATGTTCGCAACTTTATTTTGGGTTGTGCCATTTTTTTCGTATATTCCTAGAGTCCTCTTGTGGTGCGCGTCTGTTTTTGAATTAAGGGCTATATTAATTTGAAACGCAACATTATTTTTAGTTAAAATATTTTTGATTCCATTTGAGTCAACAAAATCTATATTTGTATTAGACACTAAATCTAATGTTTGTGTTTTATGTTCAATAATTACAGGTTGATTTCCATTGTCATCAATACCGAACATGATAATATCTTCTGAGTGAGATTTATCAACATCTTCCCATTTAAAGTAAAAACCACTAGCGCTAGTTGATTCTGCAATAGGAGTGTTAATGGCAGGGTCACCGTTGAATAAACACTCTTCAACAATAAACATGTTGATCGTTTCATAAAGACCAACAGAAACTTCATCTAAATATACAACACCATTCCAGATGCCATTAGAATCTTGCTCCAGATTCAAATCATAATCTAAACCTTTAAAAAATCTTAAATTATTATACATTATCTAGTTGTATTGTCGTCTTTTTTGACAGTATAGTTTTTATATCTTCTTAAGTATCTTGTACCTTTTAACCAATTTTTAATAGTATCATCAATGAACATCATAAAATTATACATGATTTCATTTCTTTGAATGTGACCAGACGTTGTCTTAGCTATAAAGCTAACATCCTTGTAGTCAAACCCTTGATTTTTAAGACTAGTTTTTCTAGTCTTTGTTTTATCATAGAGTTTTTCTCTTTTGTAATTTAATATGTCTTTAAAAATATTCATTACTTTCTAACAGCTCTTCTATTTCCAGCTTGCACTCTAGTGTAAATAGTTCTAGGCACAGGTTCAGCTTCAAAGTTTATACTTACTGCAGCTTCTGCATTAATTAAAACATCGTCAACAATTTCATCGCCATCTCTATCTTGCCAACCACCTCTAAATACAGCAACCTCTTCTTTTTCCATAATAATATCACCCCATCTATCTAAACCTACGATATCTTCTGGAATTTCTGTAGTTTCGTCAACGTCTATTATTTTAACGTCTTCAACTCTTTTAAAGAAAACATATTTTTGTTTTCCATTTTGTACATTTTCTAAAACTACAGGTTCTTGAGGAACAACAGAAACATTGACAGACTCATAATAACCTAATCTTCTTGCAGTTTCTTCAGTTTCAGAAATAAACCTAACATTAACGGCATCGATACCCTCTATTTCTTCTAGAATATAAACTATATCAGATTTAGGTAATTTGTCTCTTCTAGTTACATTTAATAAATAGTTGCTCACTTTTTCTCTAACCGCAGTGTAAATTTCTTGTTTTGTAAAACCTTCAAAAAATCTAATATTAATGTCCATGCTATATTTTCTAATCTGTGGTTTTACAAATACAACCTCGGTAGTTACCATTTGTTGTCCACTATCTTGTAATACTTTTTGAATAGCATCATATTCTGTTTGGTCTAAAAACATTTCTTCTTCTGGCATTGAGAAATAATCTTGTTTACCAGTTAATTTCTTTTTTGCATCTGGCACAGCGAAAATATAAATTACATTGTCATCGTCTAAATACTGGTCATCAGTTGTGTTATATGCATCAACGTACGAGAACATGTTATACCTTGATAAGAAATATTCATAATTATCGGGTGTGGCTAATACAAATGATTTACTAGCTAAAGGAGCCATAACTTTTGTAAACGCTGTACTTTCTGCGTCTGAACCCATTTTAGGTGCAGAAGTAATAGTAACATCTAAGAATTCGTTTAAGTCATGTTCTGTCCCATTAGAATCTAAACCACCTGCATCCCATTTTATAGTTAAATCTGGAGAATCGTCAATATTACCCGTTAAACCCTCATGTTTAACATATTCTATTTCAATAATAGTACCTAAAGCTGGAACAGCTCCAAATGAAGAGTTGCCAAAGTAAACGTCTATACCGCCTCCGATACCTGTTTTTAATAAATAACCTTTTTCGTCTGCCAATAAATCATATAATGATTCGTGTTTTGTCCATTTTTCACCATTAACAGAAACGCTAACGTTTGAATGGTCTGTAATTCCACCTGTTTTAATATTGTAAGATTGTAGATTTTCTCCGGTTCCAGTTACAGTTTGTTTTTCAAATTTACCTTGAATAAATGCGGTTTTAATAGCAAATTTATTGTCCTTCTCTAGTCTAAATCTATCTTTAGAGTTTAAACAACTATATGTTAATCCATTTAAGTCTATTTTGAATTCAGCTCGTGGATCGATGTTGATTCCCGTACCAGCAATCTTAGATAAATCTGCACCTATTTTCCATCTAAATTCTAATTCACCAACAGCCGCAAAACCTCTTGTTGCATCATGCCCTGTTAATCTAGCTAAGCCATATATAGATTCAGGTTGCTGAGCTGTATATATGTTTTGTTCTACTGTAGCATCTTCAACATAGAACATGATAAGTTCACCAATTTCAGAAAGCACTTTCATTATCTGTGCAAAGGGTGAAGCTTCAGTAAAAAGAGTTTTTGACCTACCATAAACCCTAGAAATATAAGTCCTAGCGTCCTCTTTAATCTGTGTAGATTTTACTCTAATTGTATTTAAAAAATTTAGTTCTGCCATTTTTAAGGTTTACTTTTTATCTTATATTAAGTGATACCAAATATTTACTATCAACTGTAATATCAATATATGCTATGTCTCTAACCGTGCCTTTCAAGAAGCTAACTTCTGTTGAAACACTGTACTTAGTAGCTAGTGGACAATATATGTTTATTTGTTCATTTATTCTTGTTTGTAGTTCAAATTCATTTACATTGAACGAATATATTAAGTCTTCTAAACTACATCCAAAATTAGGTTCACCTAAAACCTCTCTTTTGTCTGTAAAAAGAATAGTCTCGATCTGTTGAATCAATTCTTCTATTTCACCATTGGTTTGCACCTGTGTTGGCTCATAGTTAGGGTCACCTATATACTTAATATAAAAATCCATCTTTTTATTTATCTAAATTATTTAAGAGTGCATCATCCAATCAACACCTTCGTCTCCATTTATTTCTTCAATTATCTCTGAGAGCTCGTCATCACCCATAGATTTAATTGCATCATAATCAAAATCAACATTACCAGGTAAAGCAAATTTAAAAATAGCTAGCTTAGAACCAAGTGATTGTTTTATTTTTGCACTAACATATCTGAAGAAAATTTCATCTGAATAAAGTGCACAATCCGGAATAGTTTCGTAGACCTCTAAAATAACATCACCCTTTGGTGTGTCACCCATAAATTTAAGGTCTCCTGTTAATTGAGAATAACTAAAAGAAATAGGATTTTCTAAAATCATTCTAGACATATCAGCCATTGAAGCGTTTAGTACATAATATTGTAATTCTTCTGCTGTTTCTGCCATGCCACCACCTTCGTACATGCCTCTAAATAACATCTTTTCAATAGCAAAGTCACCTCCACTTTGAAATCTAACATCTAATCCTGAACCTACTCCATTCCAACCCGAAGCTAAATCATATAAACCGTATACTGAATATACCTTTCCACTACCATCTG